GTTCTTCAAAGCCACCGGTTGATGATATCGATTAGCGGCTGGCTAGCGAGAGTAGGCAAACGAAGGAAATCAGGAAAATGACCCCCGAGCATTTGATCCAATGCAAAGGTTGCCAAAATTTCGCGAGAGAAATTTCTCCGCGCATGCTGTGCGTGCAATGTGAATTTGATTTCAACGTGAAGACGTTCGATACCGTGACACGCTTGCATCGGGTGATAACCTATTTGAACGATCGAACGGAGCCCCCGGAGGAAGTTAAGGCCGACATTGTTGCGATACTCCGCGATTTCAACGACGCGAATCCTTTGAATGTACACGGCCATTAATTTAAATTTTTAAGGAGGTGTTATCAATGATACGTGTCATAGTTATTATGCTCTTAATGATCGGCGCAATACATATTTTAGACATAGCTTTTGGTGGCTTCGGATCGGAACCGAGCCGAAGCGCCAAAAAAGAACCTCCCAGGGGCGCGGTGTCGTACTGTATGAACAGCGAATGTACCCGCGTATACAAGATCGTGCAATTCGAACTACCTAACGGTACTCGGTGTATAAAACCCTATTATGGCCCCGGATTGACCTGCGACTGGAAGGGGAATGAAAACGCTAATCTATTCCCCAAGGTATCCGAAGATAGATAAAGTGTGGTATAACTAAAAAGGCCGCTCTCGATAAAGAGCGGCCTTTTTGTCACAACCAGTAACCCCAACCAAAGAATCACTCGGAGGCCATTATGGCACAGGACTTATCGCGCTCTCAATCCTTTTTAGACGATATATTCCACAATCTTACCGAAAACGAACACATTTTACTCTGGGGGTCCGCTGCAGCCCCGCCGGGCTTCCCTGTATCACGCGAAATGTTCTTTTCTAAAACAATGCGCTCCAGTAAGCCTAAGGCCTGCTTTTTCTCCACCGCATCGGCCGTGCCTGATACGAGCGGTAAACTCTACAACCGCCAAGCGCTGTTTTCCCGGATGTTCGTGCTCGTGCTCGATGACATCGGCACCGGTCCAGGATCCAAGTGCTCGGTGGATGATCTGCCGGATAAAATGGCCAACGAATACTCCTATCGCATTGAATCCTCTCCTGATAATTACCAATACGGGTTTATTCTCGATGAACCGATTAGCGATTTACCGGCCGCTAAAGAGTTCGTCAAGCTCATGTACGCCTCAGGCCCCTGGGACAGCGGCGGTGCGATGCCCAATAAATTGGTGCGGATGCCCTGCGGTAACAACATGAAGGAAAAGCACAAGCCATCAAAGTCGGAATTCTGGGGGCTCAGCGATGCCGAGTACCCCGATGACGGCGAGAAGCTGCGCGTATGGTCGCCTGACGAGCTTCTAGTGGCTGTGAGTGCTGGCGTGACCTGGGCCGAGGTTGTTGATGGTACCGCCTCCCAGCGCGATCCACGGCGTACTCGCGGCACCACTGCCTGGCGTCCTGGCGTCTACCATGCCACGCTGGCCGGTGTCGTGGACGAGGCCCTGGAGTGGCTCAATGCCCAGGGTATGGTGGTCAATGAGCGCGGGGATTGGATCGACGTCATTTGCCCCAATGCTGATAAGCACACCGATGGCGGCAATACCGCTGGGGTTTGTCCTTTAGGGGTCGGTGACCGGCCCGAGACCCGGGGCTTTCATTGCTTTCATTCACACTGTGCACACATAACAACCGCTGATTTCCTGGCATTTATCGCGGCAAGTGGCGGGCCTAACGTCCCTGTGTTCGACCCAATACCCGGGCTCGTGGCGCGGTGGGCGTTGGACAGTATGACTAACGAATTCATTGACATGCAATCGCCTGGCGTTGTCCGCGTACCCAACGCAGGCTTTAAAAATGCCCACCAGCGCGATGTCTTTTGGACGGGAATGGATGGGAAAATGAAAAAGGCCACGCAGTACGGCCTCATTACAAAATCCGAGGGGCTCCTGACGCTGTTCGGATCCGAATGCAGGCCAGGCGGTGAGCGGATACTCGAAAGGAACGGCGCGAAGCGTCTCAATAGCTGGAATATCCCGAACTGGCAAGGCGGCGATGCCGCTAAGGCGGGGCCTTTTATCGAGTTTATCAAGTACTTAATGCCGGATGACCATGAATTTTTCTTTGATCATGTGGCGTCCAAGGCGCAAACGCCTACTTATAGAGGGCCGGGGCTGATCATGTCTACACCAGCCCAAGGCACGGGGCGCGGTACGCTGGGCAAGATGCTCGGTACGTTATGGGGCCCGCATAACATCGGTACTCTGGGGCTCTCCGAGATGCTGAGCGGTTTGTCCGGTGAGGGCTTCAACGATTTTTTGACCACTATGTGGATGATCGTACCCGAGGCGCGTGAGAGCGACATGAGCCGCAGGCAAGAAGCTCGCGCCTATGAAACGCTAAAGTCTGGCGTGGATCCTGAGGCGACTGAGCATGTCATCAAGCGCAAGTATGGGGGCCAAAGTACTGAAACCTGCTATAGCTCAGCTATTATCTGCTCAAACCACAGCGATGTTTTAAATGTTCCGGTCAATGACCGGCGGTTTCGGTTTATAGAATGTACTGTTAAGCCCGAAAGCGCGGGATATTTTCACACATTGAATGCCTGGCTAGCAGGATCCTGGGCGGAGGATGTCTGGGCCTGGCTAATAGCCCGGGATGTTAGCTCGCACGATGGTTTTGCTCGGGCCAATGAAGTTAATGAGGGTTCTCGGGACAGTGTCGCGGCCAAGTTGCTCGGGCAGTCATCCATTGATCGGCTGGTGTCGGTGAGCTGTCTGTATGCGGACGAGCATTTGGGCGGTGTGATTGCTACCCGTGTGCTATGCGATGCGATCGCCGGTCAAGCGATGGTGCTCGGTGTTGGGGATGTCAGGCATTGGGAGGATATCTATAAGCGCGGACTGCAGAGCGCGACGGCTGAGATCCGATCGGAGGGTGCTCGGCGGTGTGTGAAAATAGCCGGGGTGAAATTTTATCTGCGGCACACATTAACGGAGACCGGCTACGGGAATTCAGCACGAGTGAAGAGCAGTGCGTATTTTAATCAGTTACGTGAGCGGGTTGAGGGGCAGGATCCTAAGGATTTTGTAGCGTATTGCCAGGCAATTTTCAATGAAGCGGGGGTGTGAAATTGAGGGGTCGTTTTTTGGTGGGGCCTCAGAGGGAACAGGGGTTGAGCCCGGGCCTCAAGTGCGGGGGTTTTTTATGCTTTATGTAAAAAAAGTTTCTGTTCCCTCGCTCAACTCGGCCTCAAGGGGTGCTCAAGGGAGTTGAGGCCCCGTAAGTTGTTGTTTTTAACATTTAAAGGAGCAGTTTAGTGTACTAGGGAACAATATATAATAAAAAATACTTCTAATAAATAATTTTTTAATTGTATGTTATATACTCTATCGGTTGAAATCTCGTATGGGTGTTGTATATATAGTGTTATATAGTAAAAAAAGTTCAAAGTTTTTGGGTTTTTGATTTAACCCCTTTTTCGGCTGTTTTTGAGCCATACCTGAGATCGAAGTATTTACCCCCTGTTTTGCGCCCTGATATCGGGGGCAATTGAGCCTCGGTTTGTAGGTAGGGCTCAGCCTCTACATTGTAATTAAAGTTTCAAATCAGTATCTTTTGCCTGGTAAACATTGCACCGGCCCGAGCCATCAACGATAATAGATATATGACTACTCGAACGATGCCACTCCAACGCCTCGGCCGCGATCAACTGTTCCGTACCCCGGAGCATTTCGACATGCTCGTGGACAATTACATCCTGGAGTGCGAGCACCATAACAACCCGCCGGGGCTCGCCGGGCTCGTGCTCTACCTCGGGATCCAATCCCGGAAATTGATGGACGCGTTCATCACGGCGCATCCTGAGTACGCCGGGCCGTATGCCCGAGGCCGAACATTGTGCGAGATGCAATTGGAGGCGTATCTGGCAGTACCGCAGGCCAACACCGCAGGCATCCAACATTTGCTCAAAACGCTGCATGATCACAAAGAGACCGCGATCGTGGAGACTGCACCCCTGACCGTGGTCATCGAAGGTAAAGATGCGAAGCTCTGAACAGCTAAACCCTCAGTCTCTCAAGGCTGACAACGACCACGTCGAGGTCAAGGCCGCGTTCGCGTCCAACGACCCCAAGTTCCACCTCACTCCAGCCCAAGACAAAGCTATGGACGTCCTCATATCCGACGCATTGCATTGTGCACTGGGCGGAGGCTCAAGGTCGGGAAAAACGTTTTTGTTCGTCAGAGCGGTGATTTCACGGGCTCTCATGGCCCCTGAGTCTCGCCACGCCATATTCCGATACACGTTCAACAGCATCAAGGCGTCAATCGTCTACGACACGCTACCCAAGGTCATGAAGCTGTGCTTCCCGGATCTCGCGGCAAAGTGCACGCTCAATAAGACCGATTGGTTTTACACGCTGCCCAATGGTAGCGAGATTTGGTTCGGCGGGCTCGACGACAAAGAGCGCACCGAGAAAATTCTCGGTCAAGAATACGCGACGATCTATTTCAATGAGTGCAGCCAGATACCTTGGAACTCGGTACAGATTGCACTGACGCGTCTCGCGCAACAGACTAAGGAGTTGAAACTAAAGGCTTATTACGACTTCAACCCGCCGAGCAAAAAGCATTGGACGTACATGCGGTTCGTCGAGAAGCGCGACCCGATCACCAAACAACCGGAGCTGAAGCCGTTTAACTTTGGTTTCTATCTGATCAACCCGGCGGATAACGTCGAGAACCTGGCACCGGAATACATCGAGCTGCTTGAATCTCTACCGGAAAAGCAGCGCAATCGTTTCTTGCTCGGGCGTTTTGCCGACGATGACGAGGGCGCGTTATGGACTGAGAACCTACTGGCTCAGAACCGCAGGCTCGGGCAAGTGGGCACGGTACCGGATTTCGTACGCATCGTTATCGCTGTGGATCCGTCCGGCTGTTCAGGGCCTGAGGATCTGCGCAGTGATGAGATTGGCATCACGGTGTGCGCTCTCGGTACCGACATGCATGGCTATCTTTTAGAGGACTTATCAGGACGTTACGGACCCGAGGAGTGGGGCAATATCGTCGCGGAATCGTTTGTAAGGCTCAAGGCCGACTGCGTCGTGGGCGAGAAAAACTACGGCGGTGACATGGTCCGAGCCATTATCCACGCGCAAAATGAGAACATCCCGTACAAGGAAGTTCATGCGACCCGGGGCAAGATCATAAGGGCCGAGCCCATCAGTACGTTATACGAGCAGAACAAGATTCATCACATTGGCCATTTCCATGAGCTGGAAGATCAGCTATGCTCTATGACTATGGCTGGTTATGTAGGCTTGAAGTCCCCTGACCGTGCGGATTCGGTCATTTGGGGGTGGACCGAGTTATTCCCATCATTGACTCGAAGAGTGGACCCCTACGAGAAACCGCCTAATGTCATCAAACGCGGGCGCAACGCGTCACGCTTCGACGGGCATAAGAACATCAATAGCTCAAACAGACAACGACGAGTGAGGTACTGACCGATGGGATTGGGCAGCATTGTAAAAGAGATCAAACGCGGCGGGCGTAAGATTGACCGCAGTCAACGCCGCACTCGACGGGACGTTGAAAAAACGGTATCGAGTATAGGCAATGAGATGGACGAGCTTGGCGACAGTATTGAGCGCGAGCTAGGGCTCAAGCCCCCCGATATCAGTCTCAAGCTCCCCGACCCCCCGAAAACCGCACCGGTCACCGATGACGAGGAAGCGCGGATCGCGCGGATGCGGGATTATCAACGCCGGTATCGGCATTCAGGCCGTGAAGGCACTCAGCTATCGCGAGGATCTACCCTTGGATAACGCGGTGAACGATTATGTAATAGACGTATTGACTGACGTCGTTAAGAACGAGTTACGGTCTAGTAATGCACAAGCCCTGCGAGAAGCTTTTGAGGACTTTTGTTGGTTTGGTGTGTCTGCTATACACAGTGTAGACGGTGAAGGCGGGTTTAAGGTTCGACGAGTGTCGCCGCAGACCTTAATTGATGGAGGATCTACTCTTGGCTAAACAAGATATCAAGCAACTCACCGAACTCGCGGGGCATTTGTTCACAGCACAGTGGCCAATGCTCTCGCTTTATCAAACCTTATCAGATCATTTCTACCCTGAACGCAGCGACTTCACCGTCACGCGGAACGTCGGCCAAGAGCTAGCGGATTCGTTAGTGGACTCGTACCCCGTGCTCGTGCGTCGTGATCTGTGCAATTCATTCGGCTCCATGCTACGCGATGGCGAGTGGTTCAATGTCGGCGTCGACGGCGAGTCGGATCATCACGGCAAGATGTGGTTGGAATTTGGTACGCACAAACTGCGCAAGCTCATGAACAACCGCGAAGCGAATTTTGTACGCGCTACCAAAGAAGGGGACCACGACTACGGGACCTTTGGCCAGTGTGCATTGAGCGTAGAACGTAATCGTAAGGCCGACGGCCTACTGTATCGGTGCTGGCACTTGCGCGATATGGCGTGGTCCGATGGTTGTGATGGCCATATCGAGCTGGTAGCGCGAAAGTGGAAGCCTACCTACTGGCATTTGAAACAATATTTTGCTAATACTAAACTCGGATTGCACGAGAGCGTAGCCAGGTCTGTGAAGGATACGCCGTTTAAGCAGGCGGACATTCGACACATCGTTATACCCTCCGAGATGTATGGCGACGACGAGATCCAAAGCCGATTTAAATATGTATCCCTGTATATTGACGTGGCTAACAACCACTTGATGGAAGAGGTCGGGATGCATTCAAAGTACTACGTCATCCCGCGTTTTCAAACGATTGCGGGCTCGCCCTATGCCTACTCTCCGGCGACTGTGGTCGGCCTACCGGATGCGAGAGCATTGCAGGCGATGACGTACACATTGCTTGAGGCCGGTGAGCGCTATGCGCGACCACCAATCATTGCCACGCAGAAAGTGATACGCGGTGACGTGGATCTGTCGGCCGATGGTATTACCTGGGTCGACAAAGAATACGACGAGAAAATGGGCGCGGCATTGAGAACACTACCTCAGGACCGAGGAGGCTTTCCAATCGGTGAGCATATGCGTGCCGGTATCGTGGACGTGTTAGCGAGTGCGTTCTACCTGAACAAGATTACGCTGCCCGAGACCACGCACGAGATGACCGCGTACGAAGTGCAAGAGCGTATGAAGCAATACCGACGTGAGAACCTGCCACTGTTCGCGCCTATTGAGGCCGAGTACAACGCACAATTGTGCGAGGCGTCGTTCGACTTGGCTATGGCTAATGGCATGCTTGGCAGTCCGTACGACATCCCGGAGTCGCTCCAGGGCAAAGATGTCATGTTCAAATTTGAGTCGCCTTTGTCTCAGTCCGAGGAAGAGAAGAAAGTCAATCAATTCTCCCAGGTCAGTCAATTGTTGGCCGAGGCCGCGGACCATGACGACACGATCTCAGCGAACGTGAACCTCGACGTCGCGTTCCGCGATGCGGTGAACGGCATGGGTGCCCCATCGACCTGGCTGCGAGAGATGGAACAAGTACTGAACAGTAAACACGCGAGCGCTATGCAAGAGGCCATGCAGAAATCTGCCGAATTGGCGAGGGTAGCGTAGTATGGCCGATTCCTTTGCACCGAGTATTCACACTAAGTATGGCGTGGTAACGCCTAAAGGGTATGAATGGATTTTAGGGTTTGCGCTTGCTGGGTGTCAGTGGGCTATCGATAAAGCTAATGAGCCGGGGTTCCGAGAAATGGTTTTAGAAGATTTGACGCAGGGCGCTATTGCGAAAAGAGAACGTCAGCTCGAAAAGTTAATGGACGAGATAAACGAACTTAGTTTGCACCCGTAAAAGTAGCGAGGAACCTTTAGCCCACCATGCCCAATAGTACAGACGAACCGCTTGCGTTTCGATACGACGAGCCCACCAAGCAAGAGGCTGTAGCCCTGAAAGCGATGGCTGCAGGCGAGGCGCTGCCCGAGCAACAACAGCTCGTGTTCCAGACCATCGTGCGAAAATTCGCACAAATCCACGATTTAGCGTATATTCCAGGCGACCCCGATGGCACGGCATTTCTAAACGGCCGGGCATTTGTGGGGTATAGCATACTGAAATATATTAAGTTTCCCGCGAGTAAGTTAGACAACCTTGAAATCACACAGGAGCCCACACAATGAGCGATCCGAATCCGAATGATCCACCACCTAATGACCCGCCTCCAGGCGACCCGCCAGCAGATCCGCCACCGAATGACCCGCCTGCGGACCCGCCTCCAGGTGATCCACCCGCCGACCCGCCCGGAAATAACGAGTATTTCAAGACGTTACCGGACAACTGGCGAAACCAATTAGCCGGGGGTGACGAGAAGCGCGCCGGGCAGCTGGAGCGCGTGCTGGATATGAACACCCTCGTCGATAACTATTTCAACGCCCAAGATAAAATCCGTTCGGGCGAAATTTCGAATGGCCTGCCTGAGAACCCGACCGACGAGCAGGTGGCCGACTGGCGGGCCGCTAACGGCGTGCCCGAGGCTGCGGACAAATACGAACTGACGTTGACCGAGGGGCTGTCTATGGACGCCTCTGACAAGCGCGTCATGGATCATGTGTACACGGTAGCCCATGAGCACAATGTATCGAGCACAGCCCTCAGCGCTATCACCAGCGCCATGCTGACCGGGAATAACTCCGAGGCCCAGGCAGCGCTGACCGAGGACGGCGTCGACATGCAAACCGGTGAGCGTCAATTGAGGGATACCTGGGGCCAGGACTACGAGACAAATGTCAACATGGTCAAGAGCTTAACCGCACAGCTGCCTGAAAGCATGAGCGCCGCGTTCGAAGGTGCGAGAATGGCGGACGGTAAAAAACTCTTTAGTTCTCCAGAGTTTATGGTATTCATGGCCGATACCGCGCGTAAACTCAACCCCGCCGGGGTAGTGGTGCCAAACTCCAATAACCCGATACAGGCGATCAAGGACGAGAAAAAGTCCCTTGAGGCGCGTATGGGGGACGATGATTGGCATAAGGATCACGAGGCGCAAAAGCGTTATCAGGACTTGGTTGACGCTGAAATGCTAATGAACAAGCAGTAAAATTGCAGTAAACTTTTAATTGGAGAATACTATGGACGACACCCAAGTTGTTGATACTCCCGAAGAAACCGACATCGACAATGCGTTGGTGGACGATTTTATTGGTGATGATGGTGACACTGATTGCAGCTGCAATGACATCGACCCGAACCATGTGGCCGATGAATGCGACATGGAGCCCGAAGTTGCTGATCCGGTTGGTGTTTCAGACGATCCAATAGGCGGTGACGGTACCAATGCTGAGGAAGACGGCGACCCGTACGACCCTGATGACGATCGAGTTCAAACTGCTTAGTCCTTGCAAGCACCTACTTAGTGGTATAGGCTTAATACCGTACCGCTAAGTAGACCCCTCGATTGCGAACAGAGCGGCCCCTTCAAAGGCCAACCCGCAGACATCGAATTCAGGCTAACTCGAAAAACGGTGAATAGCAGCATTATTCATTAACTTTTTGAGGATACTCCAAATGTCTGATACAGCATATCAAACCATGTATCGCCAGGAATTCATTGCAGGTTTTGAGAAACGTACATCGCTTGTGCGACGTACTGTGACTACTGAAACCGAGGTGAAGGGAAACGAGGCCGTCTTTCTCGTGGCCGATTCTGGTGGTGCTACAGCCGTGACCCGTGGGGTTAACGGTGATATTCCTACCCGCCCCGATAACCTGAACCAGTTCACTGCCACTCTGCAAGAATGGCATGACGTCCCTGAGCGGAATAATTTCAACCTGTTCGCGTCCCAGGGCGATGGTCGTCGAATCATGCAGCAAGCGTCAATGGGCGTTATTAATCGTAAGATTGATACCGATATCCATGCCGCGTTGAGCGCTGCAACCGTCACCAAGACCATGACGCAAACTACTAAGATTGCGTTTCTGTCTGACTTGTTAGGCTTGATTGTTACGCTGTCTGAAGCGAACGCAATCGATGCAGGCGTACCCGAGGAGCAAGAGCCCTTCGCCCTTATCACCCCGGCGTTCCGCGCTAACATGATGCAGCTTGACCAGTTCACTAGCATGGACTTCATCAACCTTAAGCCCTTTGCGAATATTTCCAAGTCGCGAGCGTTTAACTGGAATGGGTGTAATTGGATTGTTGACACTGGCCTGTCGGGTATGGGTAGCACGTCTACGTGTTACATGTATTCTCGCAACGCCATCGGTCACGCGTGTGACAACACGAGCATCAAAACCTTTGTCGGTTACGATGATAAAAATGATAAGTCTTGGGCGCGTTGCTCAGCTTACATGGGATCTAAGCTTTTGCAGAATTCGGGCATTGTTAAGATTTCTCACGACGACACTGACCTTACCTTAACGTAAGCGCGACGACTGGTTTAAGAGGAGAACTATCATGGCTTATGCAACATCTAACCCCCCTCGTCTGATTTCTCAGGGCGTCGGGGCCTCTACAGGTAGTCTATGGCACTACACTGATGGCGATACTATCGCTACGGTGGCGGGCTCCGGCTATTTTACGAACGGCGATGACTTAGGTATGGAAGTTAACGATACTATTGTCATCACTGACGAGACGAACGCGGATGTAGCTATCGGCATAGTCACGGCAGTAACTGCAGGTGGTGCGGCCACTGTGTCCGATAAGTCAGTTCAAGAGCTGACTGCGACGGGCGCGGTAACTGCCGGTATTATGTCTGTAGAGCTTAACCACGCTTCGACAATTATCGCGGCTACCATCGCGGACGCTATCAACCACCAAGGGCTCTTTGTAGTTAAAGATACCTCGGCAAGTGGTACGGCGGCGCACACTCTTACGCTGACCGCAGGTACGTTCAACGGTACGAATAACGTCGTCACTATGAACGCCCCGGATGAAGCGTTAGTCGTATTCTTCGATAGCACCGGAAACGGCGTCATTGTAGAAAACGTAGGTACCGTTGTATTGTCGTAAACGTGACTAACTACGCTATCTAATAGCGTAGTGAAAACACGGCACAAGCTTTCTATCTGAGGGCTTGTGCTTTAACTTATCTATAGAGGACCGCCCACCATGACACGTCGAAATAGAACCCGAACCCCTCAAGTTTCCTCTGAATCCGAGACCGAATCTCAGACTCAACCCCCAGTAGAACCGACACATGTTGCTAGCCTTAGCCGCCCTGCAGCGCAGGCCACTATCAAACCTAAAGATTTTGGTGCCGCTGAGCACGTTTTCACTACCCACGCGGCTACGGTACCGGGCAACATCACCGAAGCTGAGTTGCTGTCCCCGCATTTTTGGACCCTGGTTGCGTTTAAGTTATCCGCAGGCCATGAGATACGCGTACTTGCCGATGATTGCGCGTTCCGTGCGAGCTTGCTTGTCACCTACGCTTACGGCACTGAGGTGCGTGTTGTACTATTGGACTGGGTAGATGTGGAAGACATCGACTATGACGCGCTTTCGGCTAATATCGGCGGGTACGAGATCAAGCTGCTAGGTACCCGTAAGTGGTGCATTCGAAAGGTTGAGACGGGTGAGCTTATTAGGGAGAATATGGCGACCCAGGCAGAGGCCGCTAAAGAGCTGGAAA